AACGAAGCATCGTTGGCGTCGGCCTCGATCGACGCCACGCGTCGTTTATTGGCGGGGCCGTCCAGCTCAGCTTCGGTCTGCGCGAGGTCGTTGGGGTCGGTGTCCGTCAGGATCTCGGTGATGCGTTCCTCGGGTATCCCGTTGATCCGCAGTACGTGAGCCAAGATGGCGTTACGGGCCGGGCCTTCGACGGTGCGGGCCTGCTCGAGGTAGGCGTCGTTTTCTGCGTCGATGCGTTGTACGCGGGTCAGCGAAACTCCGTTGGCTTTCGCCTCCTCCTCGGCCAGACGGACGGTGGCGTCGACGGCGTCGATGACCGTGTCACGGAAATCGGCGAGCGCCTCCTCGGCTTCCTCGCTTTCGATGCCATGTTCTTCGATCGCCTCGTTGACCGCTTCATACGCCTCGACGGCGTCCTCCTTCGCGTCGATCATGGCGTACTCGGCGTCGACCGATGACCGAAAGCCCTCGATCTGTTCATCGAGTAGGGCGATGTTCTCCTCGAGTTGTTCGGCCGTCTCCTCCAAGGCGGCGACGTACTCGTCGCGCATCACCTCGGCCGCTTCCGTTGCGGCCTCCTTCTGCTCGGCCATCGCCGCGGCCGAATCGGCGGCTGCCTGCTCCTGCTCCTCCAGCAGTTCGGTGGCGTGTTGGAACACCTCCGCGTCCGACATCTCGGGGAACGCGGCCTTGATCTCGTTGAAGGCGTCGACCCCGGCCTCGGTGGCGATCGTGCCGTCCTTGATGGCGTTCGCCAAGGTCTGCCACGTCTCGGGCATGGTGGCGATCGGATCGGTCGACTCGGTGAACGCGTCGAGCGCAGCGTTCGCCCCTTCGATGTCGGTGGCGAAGTAGGCGGCCATCTGCGAGCTTCGCTCGGTCGCCTCGCCGAATGCGTCCTGCTGCTGAGCGAGTACCTCGACGATCTCGCCGACGTCCTCGGCCGGCACGCCCGCCGCGATCAGCGCGTCGCCGAAGGCGTGGACCGACTCGGTGGCTTCGATGCCTTCGCCGCTCGCCCCGATCCACATCCGTTCCATCTGCGGGCCGGTGTCGGCGATGATCCTCGCCACGTCGTCGAGGGCGACGCCGTAGCCGGCGAGCTTCTCGGCAACGTCAACCTCGTCGCTCTGGCCGAACAGTCCGCCGAGCAACCCCTCGGACGGCAGGATGCCAATCAGTTCCTCGGTGTCACGTAGCGCCAGGTTCGCCGCCTCGACGCCGGCGCCGACCTTACCGATCGCCTCGGCGTAAGCATCGACCTGCTTCTCGTTGAACGCCTTCTTCTTGGCGATCGAGTCCATGTGGCCCGAGATGATCCCGAAACCGACGCCGAGCGCCGCCATCGGCCCGGCGACCTTGAGCAGCCCCTTCATGTTGATGTTGCCCTCGGAGCCGTACTCGACGAACTGGCCTATCGCCATGTTGAGCGGACCGAAGGCGCCGGCCACGCCCGGCAGCTCCGAGGCGGCGTTACCGGCGAAGTTGGCGAACACCGAACGGGAACTGTCCGACACGCCGTCCATGGAGCCGCGGACTTTGCCCAACTCGGTCTGGGCGCCGGTTACGTCGGGGCTGCCGACGCTGGGGGTGACGGTCGTGTCGATCCTGGCGAGCGCATCCTCGACGGCGTCGAGCTTGGCCTGTGCGTTGTTCTTGGCGTCGAGGGTTGCCACGAACGCTTCGCCGTCGACCTTGGCGAGCAGCTTCGTCGCCCTGGCGACTTCGTCGGTGAGCGACTTCGCCTCAGCCTTGAGGATCACCTCGACGTCCTCGGAGTCGAGGGTGTCGAGCTTGCCCATCAGGTCGTCGATGTATTCGGTCGCGTTGTCCTCGGCGGTCAGCTCGACCTCAGCGGTTTCGCCGTCGAGCGTGTCCGTCGCGTCAGCGACGCCCTTGATGACCGATGACGCCTTGTCGGATGCGATGATCCCGATCTCGAGCTGTTCGCGGCGAGTCGCCATCGGTCAGTCCTCCGGGCGCGTGGTGGCCGCTGCGAGCATGGCCGTCAGGGCGTTGACGAGTGCCTGCTGTGTGTCAGCGAGTCGACGAAGCAGGGCGTTCTCTCCTGCGACACGTTGGAACTCGGATGCCGGGACCGTGGTCGGAGTTGGTGGTTTCGTCGGCACGTCACCCCTCCATGATCGAGGAGAACGCCCGCTTGGCGCTCCGCTGCAACTTCTCCACCGCCGGCGCCGCCGCCCGCGACCACGTCCGCTTCCCTGCCGTCGGTCCAGGGGGGCCGGTGCCGTACTCCAGCCAGTGCCAGATCGCCACCGGTCGACCGCTCGGGCCGGGCTTGACGGTGCCAGTCACGATCGCGTCGCCCTTCACCCGCGCCTGGACGGTGAGCTTGCCGGCCCGGCCCTGCCGGTTCGTGCCCGACAGGATCGAGTCACCGCCGGTGTCGGCCTTCAACCCCTTCTGAATCGGGACTCGAACATCCTTGACGCCGCCCTCGACGAACTTACGGGGAAACGACTTCGCCTCGTTGGCGATTCGCCGCAGGTTGGTCGCGGCCGTGGACGCCATCAGGGGGTGACGTCGGGCGCGCCCCACACCGTGATCGGACAAGTCACCGACTGGGTACGCAACTCGCCGACCGTGTGACCGATGTCGATCTGAGGCACCACCGCCGTACCCGAGTACTTGGCGTTGTCCGACGACAACGCGTCGTCGTTGGGGGTGAACTCGAAGTCGATCGTTCCCGCGTCGGACTCGATCGCCTCCACCAACACGCCGAGAATCGAATCGGCCTCCGTCGTCGAGAACAGGTCGATGTTCAGCATCCGCTTACGCTGGGCGGGCACCTCGGTTTCGTCCGAGTTGCCGAGCGTCCCCGGCCTGGTGACCAACAGACGTTGAATCGTGACCGATGCCTTCGGGACGAACGAGCCGTACTCGACCACTGATCCGCCGGTGACGGCGATCTTGATCGAGCCTTCTAGTTGGGTGATGAGGTTCGACATCTGTCGCCTACTCCTTGTCGTCGGCCTCGTCGGCCGGTGGTGTGTCGGTGGTGGTGGGGGTTGGAGGGTCAGTCATCAACGACCGGTAGGAGTCGGCCGCCGCCTGCTTTTTGAGCTCCCGTTTCCATTCCCGGTATTCGTCTCCGGTGACCCGTTCGCCGGTGTCGGGGATGACGTAGGGCATCGCCCCCTTCGGCCAAACCCGCTCCGGTTCGGGCTCGACCGGATCGACCGGATCGGGTTCGGGGTCCGTCTTGCGTGCCATCAGGAGCTCACCACCAACAGCTCTGCGGTCACGTTGGTCGTCTGTGAGAAGTCGACAATGGCGTTTCCGGTCGCCGGGTTGACGAACTCGGACGTCATCGGGATGATCCGCCTGGTGTTCGTCACCGAAGTGATCACGAAATCGGCCTTGGTGTCACCCGACGGATTGGTGCCGTACCGGTTGATCGTGATTGTCGTCGACGTCGCCCCGACGGTGACGACATAGAGCCGGCCTCGGCCCGGCGTGATCGTCACCGACGAATCAGGGACGCCGGCCGCGGTCGGGGTGACGACGGCGTTGTCGACGGTGTTTGTAACGAGTGCAGCCATGAACGGACTCCTTGCGGGATCGAGAGGGACGGACTAGGGGGTTTGGTCAGCCGGCGCAAAGACAGCGGACGTTCAACGACGCCCACTCGAACGCCGTCTGTGAGTCGGTGCCGGGCATCGGCAACCAGCCCAAGTAATCGGCCGACGCAACCACCAGAGAATCCACGTTGCCGCCTAGCGTCGGGTCGGCGGCGAGGGCGTCACGCACACTGTTCGACTGGCCGTCACCGGTCGAGATGAACTCGTCGAGAAGACGCTGGCCGTCAGAGCCGAGCCCGGTCGACAGCAGAATCCACAGCTCGAAGCTGACCGTGCACAACGGGTTCGATAGCCGGCCCTCGTAGGTGACGTACTCGACAGCTGCCGGCTTGACGACGATGCAAGGTGGCATCGGGTTCACCGGGATGTATCCATCGAAGACGTTGACCTCACGTCTCACGCCGAGCTGGATCTGTGCGGCCATCGCCTCTCGGATGGCGACGAGGTCCAGCGCCATCAGGCGATACCCCACCCGGCCGGGTGCTTCAACCCGGCGAGCAGCATTTCGACGTGCGGGTTGTCGCGGACGCGGATGACGCCGAACTCGCCGAACCCGGCCGTGCCGAACCGGTTCTGGCGGATGTGGGCGACGTCCTTGGCCAAGATGGCGGTGGCCTCGACGACTTGCGGAGGGACGGCCGGCCACCCCCAACGGGTCGACGTCACCTCGACCGTGGCCCGGCCCCGGTCGGTCTGCCAACGAGATCCGGGACGGCGGATCTTGCAGTACGGCGACGTCAGCCCGGACGCCGACCGGTTGTTCACCGGCTCCAACTGGACTGCGGAGAGAGCGACGGTCGACCCGTTGTCGGCGATGACGAGATCCGTCGTGTCGACGAAGTCATCGGTGATCACCACGTCATAGACCGGGACGTAGCGACGGGTGATCGACGTCGCCGTCGGCGGGTCGAACGACCGGCCACAATGGTCGTTGACGGCGTCCTCGGCGGTCGCCAGACACCGGGCGAGGAACGGTTCATCGACGGCGATCTCCGAACCGACATAGGTGACGAAATCATCGAGCGACAGGTAGGTCACCGACGGCTACTTCGTGCGTTGGATGGTGGCCGTCCCGTCGGCCACGGTCGCCCCGACCGCCGGAGCGGTTGGTTCGGACCCGGCAGTCGTCCCGGCGATGGTCACGACAAACTTCTTGCCGTCGGCGTAGGCGAACTCGACACCCAGCGCGTAAGGGGTCGAGTTGACGCGCAGGGTACGACGCAACGCCCGACCGGTGTAGTCGACCGTCGACGTTGTCACCCGCCCCAGATGGTCGAGCGCGGCGACGGTCGGCGCCACGAGGTCCCGACCTAGATAGTCCTCGCGCAGTGCGGTAGTGGCCATCAGCCATCCCCCTCATCTTCGGGCTCGGGTTCGGGCTCGGGTTCGGGCTCGGGTTCGGGTTCGGGCTGATCACCGGTCAGCGACCCGAGCGCTTCGACAAGTTCGGCCTTGTTCATGCCGGCCGGATCGATGCCGGCCGCCTCGGCCCGTTCGACCAGGTCGGCCTTGTGCAGCTTCGACAGGTCTTCCTTGCCCGCTTCGAGCGCGGCGAGCGCGGCGACGTCGATGGAACCGACGACGGCCCCCTCCTTGGTGACAAACATGATCCAGTCTCCTTGGGTCGTAGATCGGAGGGGGCGCCGGTGGCGATCCCGGCGCCCCCGAGAGATTGGTCAGGTCAGGTTGACGATGCGTTGCACGCCGGACGACTCGATGGTCAGCGGCGTGAAGTAGCCGGCGTAAGCCACCTGGACGCCGAGCACCGACGGCTCAGTGGCTTGCAACATGCCGACGCGCTGCTCCCAACATTCGACGGCGGCCGACGAGATCAGCGACCCGTAATGGTTCGTCGTCGTCGGATAGCCGGCCGACACGATCACCGGGATACCGGAGATCGTCCCCATCACGCCTTGAGCGAAGTTGCCGGCTTGGAACCCGGTCGACTGGGCGTTCGTCGGGTTGACCGGGGCGAACAGTGCACCCCACGAACCGAGACGGGACGGCGGCACGATGAGAGCGAGGCGGCCCTGACCCTTCATCGCCGTGTAAATGTTGCCCGCCGCCGTCCACAGCGCCGCTGTCAGCTCGGTCGCCGACGGGGCGGTGCCAGCGGCGACGGGAGCAAGTTCGACATTGTTGGCGATCGCCTGGATCAGCACGCCGGCAGCCGCTTCGGTCTGAATGGCGTACTGAGCGGCGAGGTCGTTGACGATGACGTCCATCGCCGCAGGCGACGAGAAGTCAATGTTCTGGCGTGACACGTTGACGTAGCCGCCGTAGGTGACAGCGGTGGCGGTGAGCCTGCTGATCGTCATCTTCTGCGATGCCAGTTCGGCCTTCTCGTCGGCGGCTGCACCGGCGGAACCCTGCGCCGACACCAACGTGTGCTGTGTCACCTTCGGCCGGTACCACGTCGCCGATGGCATCGGCTGGGGGCCGAGGAACGACACGATCGGCCGGGCCGCGTCAATGAAGTTGACGAGGCCACCAGTGATCGGGTCGGGGATGATCCCCAGGTTGTCCGTCGTCTTCTGGTGGGCGGCGGCCCGGTAGAACACCTCGATGCGTTCACGGGCCTGCTGGCTGCCGGTCTGGGCGCTCACGTAGTCGAGGAGGTAGGCACCGGCCGACCGGTACTCGACCGGATCTGACCCGGTGCGGCGGGCCGTCGTGGTCGCCACGTCGAGCTGGTTCAGCCGGGCGTGGACCTGACCGGCGATCTCGGCCATGTTCTCGAGTTCGTCGATCTGCGGCTTGATCTCGTTGATGCGTTCACGAATCCCGGCGAGGGTTTCCTTCTCGGCGTCGTTGAGGTCGCGTTCGCCACCTTGGGCGTTGCCGATGATCGCCTGCGCGGACAGGCTGCGCTCTTCGAGTTCCTTTTCGAGACGCCGGATCATGGCGTCGTTGGCATGGCTGTTGGCCATGATGGGCCTCCTTGAGAGGGGGTGTGATGGGGAAGGGGACACACGGCCGATCCCCGCACACCGGGAACC